AGTATAATCCACGAACGATTAACAAGAAGCAATTTAAGGATTTAAAAGCAAGTTTAAAGAAGTATAGTTTAATTGATCCAATCATTATAAACTCTTCTAAGGATAGAGAGAACATTATCATAGGAGGACATCAACGCTCACGTGCTTGGCTTGAATTAGGAAACGATACAATATTATGCGTAGTACTGGACTTATCTTTAGCAGATGAGATGGAGCTTAATTTACGCTTGAATAAAAACGGAGGTAAATTTGACGATGATTTACTCTTGAACTATTTCGATGAAGAACTATTATTTGAAGTAGGGTTTACAGTAAACGATTTAAACATTAACCTCGACAAGTACGAAGACAATACTTTAGCAGAAGAAACTAAAGATGTTTGTGAGTGCTGTGGAGAAAAACTATAACTATGACAATACCGATAATAATATTTTTTACAGTAGTATTCACCTCGATATTGGTGGAGAAGTATATCAGACAGAATCCATGAGAAAGCATACCAAAACCTACCTAGAGTTCTTTAACTTTGATGAGTTGGACTATATCCCTTGCGAGGTATGTCATTCACCTGCTCAAGACATTCACCACATCGAGGCTCGTGGCATGGGAGGGAGTAAGTTAAAGGATTACATCGGTAACCTACAAGCAGTGTGCAGACCTTGCCACATCAAGTACGGAGATAAGAAACAATTCAAGGATATGTTAATCGAAATACATATTAATTATATGGAAAAGTATGGGAACTGAAGAACAGAATCGCACTAAATTAGCTAAAGTGCAGATGCTTAAAGCATTAGAGAAAACGCTAGGTATTGTTACAGGTGCTTTGAAGATAGCTGAAGTAGGTAGGTCGCAGTATTACAAGTGGTTGAGGGACGATGAAACCTTTGCTGCTAAGGTTAAAGCAATGGACAACTTAGTATTAGACTTTGCAGAGAGCAGCTTAATGAAGCAGATAAAAGAGGGTAATCATTCAAGCACTCAATTCCTGCTTAAGAATAAAGGAAAGATTAGAGGGTACGGTGATAAGTTAGATATTACCAGTAACGACGAAACGATTAAAATACATATAGACCTTGGAGATAAGTCCTGAATTCACGAGTAAGCAGAAGGATTGTTTAAGATACCTCTTCGATGATTCCACTAATGAAGTTCTATTTGGTGGAGCTGCTGGAGGTGGTAAGTCTTGGGTTGGTTCTGCTTGGCTTGTGACTATGTGTTTAAGGTATCCTAAGACACGATACTTAATGGGAAGGTCTAAGTTAGATGCATTAAAGAAAACCACATTAAATACATTCTTTGAGGTGTGTGGTGCTTGGGGTTTAAAGAGTGGAGAACATTATACTTTCAACGGTTCATCTAACATCGTTACATTTAAGAACGGTTCAGAGATAATACTTAAAGATTTATTCTTATACCCATCAGATAGAAACTTCGATAGTCTTGGTTCATTAGAGATTACAGGAGCATTCATTGATGAGGTTAATCAAGTAACATACAAGGCGGTAAATGTAGTGCAGTCTAGAATCAGATATAAGCTAGATGATTACGGAATCATTCCAAAGCTTCTAATGACTTGCAACCCTGCTAAGAATTGGGTTTATACAGAGTACTACAAACCTGCTCAATTAGGTACATTAAAAGACTATCGTAGGTTTATCCCTTCATTAGTAACAGACAATAAATTTATATCAAAGCATTATGAGAAGCAGCTATCGAAGCTTGATGAAGTTTCTAAGCAACGTCTTCTATTTGGGAATTGGGAATACGATGCTTCTTCTGATTCGCTTATTAACTATGACAGTATATTAAACCTATTCGATAACAAAGGAGCAGAAGGCGAGAAGTATATCAGTTGTGATGTTGCTCGTATGGGAGAGGATAAATCTGTCGTGATGTTATTCGAAGGGCTTCAGGTAGTAATGATTAAGACGTTTGATAAGAATACGATTACAGAGTTAGCTGAATACATTAGAGAACTACAGAAGAATCACCAAGTTAAGCTGTCTAATATTATCGTCGATAGTGATGGTGTTGGTGGTGGTCTTCAAGATGTACTCAGATGCAAGGGGTTCATTAACAACGCATCACCAATTAAGAAGGAGAACTTTCAGAACCTTAAAACTCAATGCTATTATAAACTTGCAGACTTAATTAATAAAGGGCAGATAGGTATAACCATTCGTGATGTAGATACACGCAAACACATAACCGAAGAACTAGAGCAGGTTAGAACTAAGGATATAGATAAGGACGGAAAGCTGAAGATAGTTCCTAAGGACGTGGTTAAGTCTGTGATAGGTCGTTCTCCTGATTACTCCGATGCTTTAGCGATGAGAATGTTTTATGAGGTTAAGCCTAAAGTTGGAAGGTACGCAGTTCGTTAGTTATACAAAACAAACATTTTAAGATTATTAAATAGATGAAGTTAAACATTCCAACAGACTTGAGTGAGATTACATTAGGGCAGCTACAATCTCTTACTAAATTAGAAGCTAGTGAACTGAATGAACTCGAACTACAGAAGCAAACGATTGAACTGCTAACCAATGCAGACAGGAGTATTATAGATCAGATTAAGTTAAACGACTTGAATGATGTGTATGGTAAACTGCTAGGCTTATCCAAGTCAAGCGATAAACTTCACCAACTTATTTCTATCAATGGGGTGCAATATGGATTTCATCCTAACCTTTCGGAGATAAGTACGGGTGAATTTGCTGATTTAGACACCCTATGCCAAGACTTTAACGACAATTTGCACCTTATTATGGCTATATTATACAGACCTGTAGAGAAAGAAGCTGCTGGTAAGTATAGTATTGAGGCTTATGACGGTGATGTAGATGAAAGAGCTAGGTTATTCAGGAAGAATATGAAGGCAAATGTGGTTAATTCTGCATTAGTTTTTTTTTGGACTATCGGAAACGACTACTTGAGAGATTCGCTAACCTCTTTACAGGAGGAACAGGCGACCAAAAGCAGCAAAGCTTCGGTAAGAAGTGGGGTTGGTATTCGATACTAATGAGTTTATGTAGTGAAGATTTATTAAAGTTAGATGAAGCTACAAAGATAAGCATAGAACAAGCGTTTACCTTCATGAGTTACAAACGAGATCAAGACAGAATAAAGAAATGAAAACATTCAAAGCAGTAGTAAATCAATTTAAGGATATTTGTGAAGCACATAAGCAGCTAAACTCTTTTTCTTTTGGTGATATATTCGAAGTAGATTTAAGTAATGAGATGAACTTTGCAAAGGCTCATTTAATAGAGCAACCAGCTACGATAAACAACAGAGATTTCGTATTCACGTTTGATTTGCTTGTTATGGATTTAGTGGCAGCAGATGGCTCTAATGAACCCGATGTATTGAATGATACCTTCTTGATAGTATCAGACATTTACAGAGAGTTCAAAAACGGTATAGCAAAATCAGCTTCACCGATGACTTCTAGAGATTTCGTAGTAAGTGACAGCATAACTTGTGAGCCGTTTACAGATAGGTTTGAGAATCTACTAGCAGGTTGGAAAGCAACCATCTCAATTACAGTACCATCACACAACAACGCTTGTAATAGTCCAATTTAATGGCTGCATTTGATTATGATAAAACAAATAAAGCCTTGCGAAAGTTTGGTCTTGATGTCGTTATTCGTGCTGCAAGTTTATTACAATCTAGAAAGCGTGGTTATGATACTGGTCGGTTGTATAAGTCAATGGACTCAGACCTTCAAGTAGCAGCGAATAGCATCAGTTTAAAATTCAAGATGGAAGATTACGGTCTTGCGATTGATAAAGGTAGAAAGCCAAGTAGTTCAGGAAGTGGTTCTGAATTATACCCTAAAATATTAGAATGGGTAAATAGGAAAGGGTTAAGACCTAGAAATTCAAAAGGTCAGTTTCAGGCTTGGAAGAATAAAGAAAAGCAACAGCGAGGTATTGCATATGTAGTAACTCGCAAGATAAATAGATTTGGATATGAAGGAACTAACTTCTTTACTGACGCATTTGCAATGAAGTATAAGAAGCTTCCTCGAGTATTAGTAAAGGCTTTTGGATTAGATGTTGAATCTTTTCTATCTCAAACAATAGATGAAGTAAATAAAAAGTAATGGCAACAACGGTAACAAGTCCTAATTATTGGACGCTAACATTAACGAGTAATACTGCAAGTACATTCAACTTCAAATTTGTGGTTGATATAACTATCGGCGGTGTTGTAGTAGCTCGTATTAAACAACCTAAGAACATCAACGGTTCAGCTC